GAATCTAAGAAATCCAAAAGCAAGTCTCCAAAGCGTTCAATGAAACGCTCAGCTGCTAAAAAGGAATCTAAGAAATCCAAGAGCAAGTCTCCAAAGCGTTCAATGAAACGCTCAGCTGCTAAAAAGGAATCTAAGAAATCCAAGAGCAAGTCTCCAAAGCGTTCAATGAAACGCTCAGCTGCTAAGAAGGAATCTAAGAAATCCAAGAGCAAGTCTCCAAAGCGTTCAATGAAACGCTCAGCTGCTAAGAAGTCAGCTGCTAAGAAGGAATCTAAGAAATCCAAGAGCAAGTCACCAAAGCGTTCAATGAAACGCTCAGCTGCTAAGAAGTCAGCTGCTAAGAAGTCCAAGAGCAAGTCTCCAAAGAAGTCTAAGAAATCTAAAAGCAAGTCTCCAAAGCGTTCAATGAAACGCTCAGCTGCTAAGAAGTCAGCTGCTAAAAAGGAATCTAAGAAGTCCAAGAGCAAGTCTCCAAAGCGTTCAATGAAACGCTCAGCTGCTAAAAAGGAATCTAAGAAGTCCAAGAGCAAGTCTCCAAAGAAGTCTAAGAAATCTAAAAGCAAGTCTCCAAAAAAGTCCAAGAGCAAAGATGCTAAGAAAGCTTCTAAAAAGTAAATTAGAATTATAGTTCAGAAATACAAACAATACACTACTTATTTATCTTTAAAACTTTAATTTAAAGATAAATGATAATAAAGATTACTTAAATTAATATATTAATTTAACAGATGAATGAGAATGAGGTGTATTTGTTGGGTTGGGTTATAGGTAATGCTAATATTTATGATGATAAAATATTTTTTTTTATTAAAAATTGTAATAAGGATATTGTTTCAAAATTATACAAGATATTTATAAACACATTGAATGTAAGTATAAATGATTTACATTATAATATAAATAAGAATTCAGACTTTTATTTGAAGGTTACATGTAATTCATTTATTAGAACCATCATTCATTTGCTAGGATTATCTACAAGGGACACTGTTAAAAAAAGTTATTACAAAACTGATCTTAAATACCCTGATATAAGTAAGGATGTTTTACCATTTTTTGTAAGAGGAATTTTTGATTCATCTGGATATATTTTTAAAAATAAAAACAATGATATTTGCTGTGGTGTACGCATGTATAGTAAACACTTTTTATTAAAATTATTAAATCAAATGTCAATAAATACAAATGTAATGTATAATAAAAAGTATAATAATTATTATTTTACATTGACAAACATGAATGCTTTAGATTTTTTACAAATAATCTATTCCGAGAATTTATCTAATAATTTAGATCCATATTCTATTTCATCAGAATTAATGTTAAATAGAAAATATGACATGTATAAGAATTTAAGAGATTCATGCAATGGTTCGTTGTATTTTAAATATTACAAAACTGATAAGTATGCAGTTTCACCATTTAAAATGTATTATAGTGATACTGGATACAATTTAACACTTGTGAAGAAAATAAAATCGATTGAGGGTATTGAATTTTATGATACATGTATAAGAATAGAACCAATGTTAGGATACTACTTTGATTTAATTTCAAAGCAATTGTTATTACACACAGGGTATATGCTAACAGAAAGTGTAAATATAATAGATAGTTCATACAGAGAAAATATTGTAGTATCACTTGTAAAAGTCGATAAGTGCAAACCGGATTTAATATTACCATGCTCTTTAATTCAGATAATTCCAAGAAATTCATTACATATGACACCTATACAAATGAACATACCTTTAGCAAAGTCATTAAAAAGTACAAATGCATTTAATTGATTAATTATTTAAATTGTCATTTAATATCCTGAATTTTTAATCTTTTTTTATTATTAAATAACAACATATGATTCTTTTTAAACAGATAACTATATTATTATTTAATACGATTACATCATTATTAATCATTAATAATTACTATTATATCCAATACGAAAAAAAGGTCTCGAAATTAAATAAAGAAATAGAGGAATTGAAACGAGAACTAAGTGAGTTTTCTAATAAAATAAATAAATTCGATGAGAATGAACATCCTACTGAATATGAAAAAATCACACACGAGATTGATTTATTAAAAAAAGAGAATGAGAGATTTAGAATAGAAACAGAACATTTAAAAAAAATAACACAAGAAAAGGAATATGAAATAAACGAATTTATAAATGAAAATTATCACATAATGTAATTTAATTTAGAAATTAAATTCTAAGACAGTAATAAAAATGATTTATTCATTAATATGTTTAGTAACTGGTATTTACATTGGTCAAGAATATGCAATGTATATTCCTAGTGTAAAATTTATATCCTTGAATGTTTTGTCATATGTTCAAAAAATGTATATAGAAGAACAACATAAATACATTCAAGAACAAGAGAAATTAAAAGAAAAAGGGTTTTTATCAAGTTTATTTGGTTGGAATTAATTTAAAGATATTGGTATTAAAATAAACAATAGGTATGCTGTAGTTAGGATGGATAATTTTGTGAACTTGGACGAGTATTACAGTAAATATTACATAATTGATTTCTTGAATATATTCAGTGATTACAGAGAGATTCTTTATAAGAAAAAAGACATTGATTTTCATTCTGTAAAACATAATAACAAGGAAAAAGATACGCTAGGATTCTTTCAGTTATTTTTCACAAAATACATTGAAAAAGTCAATATAGATAAATGCAGTGTTTTTATATTTATTTTGAAAAGAATTAACAATTATGATAATATCTTAAGCAATATATTAAATATTTACCAACAATTCAAAATTAAATTCATATTAATCGAAGATGAATATGAGAATAAATTAATAGATAAAAACAAGGATGATTTCATGTGTCAATATATATTTTTCTTATTGTTTAAGAATTTTAAAAATTGCATATTAATATCAAACGATAAATATAGAGACAAATTAGATTATATAAAGTTATTTGATTTCAATATTAATTTGAAAGTTATGAATAAATTCAATAACTCAGATGGCAAACCTATAAATGATATAAAAAGTGTTAGTTTTTCTATAAATAAAAATATATTATTTTTAATGGAAAATAATGCATGTATTCGCTGCACAATTCCAAAGCATAAATTAAATCAAATATTGTAGTACTTACGTTACGGTTACTCAAGTACTTGCGTTACGTTACGGTTACTCCACTACATTACGTATGTACGTTGTGTAACTATTGGTTTTGGTTGTTGGGAAACGTGGTATTTTATTTTCTGTGTATCCAAAGAATTTAACCCATAATTTTTGTCCAATAAATTGTGAACCGATTGTGTATAAATGTTCGCGTTCTTCTTTTGTTCCTTGTGGTCGTATATTAAATGTTTTATCATCTTTTGTTTTACAAATCCAAATAATTAAATTTATATCATTATCTTTTTCAGTTGTAAAGCTATGTATAAGGAATTCTTCATCGTCAAAATCTTTATATTTCAATAAATTAAATGATCGTTTGGATTCATATAAACTACAACTATTTCTTACAATAGAGCCTTCATAATTATCATGTATAAATTGTGTGTGATAATTATTAATTTCGTTTATTGAATTGCACAAGTAAGTTTCAACAGGTTTAATTTTAGTTACAGTAGTAGTTGAATTAAATTTATTTACAGTATCAGATAATAATTTATATCGTTCTTTATACGTTAAATCGTTTGATGTGTGAATATCATAAACGTGATATTCTATTTTATCAAGTAAAACTAGATCCTTTTGGTTGATTTTCTTTTTGCGTAGGACACCGTAACATTCAAAATTAAAATCAGCATGACAATAAAGTTCACCATCAAATGGTATACCTATTTTTTGAAGTTGTTTATGTATTGTTGTGTTGTAAAGAATATCATATTTTTTCCCATTACGTGTATACAAATTATCAGTTGTAGGATCATATAACAATCTATAACCATCGTATTTTTTTTGAATAAAACATGGAAATTGTAATTTATGATTGAATTTTTTATAATCATGGGCCAACATAGGGGATGGTGGTTTTGTTTTAGTTGCAACTGTTGAGTTTGTTGATGATCCATTATCGATTTTAGGAATTGTTGTTGTGTATTGGTCAATATCCTTTTTTCTATTCCATTTGCTAGTTGCATCGGATAAAGCTTGATTGTAATGAGATGTTTCATTTTTTTTACCTATATTTTTTCCTTTTTCAATCTTTGTAATTGTTTCTATTTGTTTACCATTTAACATACCATGTAAAACAACTATTTGTGTGTATCCATCGGTTTGGTTTTCTACAATTTTGATGTTCCATTCACGAATTTGGCCTTTTTTATCTAATCCGTACAAAGTTTCAAAAATATGTTTTCTGGACATTGTTATTTTATTAATGTTGTATATAACATTTCAATTTGTAAAATTAATAAAATATAAACACACAATCAAGTAAGTTATTTAAATTCGTAGAAATTATGAATAAATAATATTATATAATGTAAGTAGGATAATTTATGTCTAATTATAATCCAAAGGCAAGTCAAAAGCCTTTAAAAGGGCGATCGACTATTAGTAATTCTGGATATTTCAATGTTTTACAAGCAAATAGTCTTATTCTAGAAAACGTGTCTATTTCTGGTGTATACGAAAATGGTATTTTCCAAAATGTTACTATTAACAACAGTAATATTATCAATACACCAATTGGTATTGGAGGTGCTAGTGCTGCGTATTTTACAACATTGAATACTTCTCAGGAAGTTAATTTCATGGGATCTGAGTTGAATCAATATGTTTCATGGGATTATTTAACAGGTATTTTCAGTATTGGTGGTGAATTAAAGGTTGATGGATGTAGTTATTTTGATAATATTGAAATATGTGTGAATACAATTTCAGCAACAAATACAAATGGTGATATCAATTTAGTTCCAAATGGTTATGGAAGTTTATACGTTGATGGTGCTATCATCAATACAGCTAGCACGGGTAATTTTTCATCTAAAATGCTAAGTGGTGGTTTTAATGTAAGTGCATATGAAAGTGTTTCAATGGGTTCAAGTCATGCTGGACTTAATTTATCAAGTTTTTCTGACACGAATTTATACACGCTTAATGGTGATATTAATTTAACAACTGAAGTAGGTGATGGTGTAAAGGTTATATCAGGTATAGATTTAATAAGTTCTGGTACTTTATTAGGTGATGTTTCAGGATTATATAGATTTACAACTACATTTGATCATAATTTACGTATAGGTGATAGGATTACTGTTTCTAGTACAGGATTCCCTTATTTTGATGGAAGTTATATAGTTAATAATGTAATTGACGATACACATTTCACATTTACATCAGGTAATATAACATTAACAACTGGTTCTTCAGGTATATTTAATAAAACACCTAGCAATGATATTAATTTATTAGCTGGTAAATTTGTGAATATTCCTCAAACCATCAACTTGGTTATGGGTAATAATACATCCAATAATATTGTATGTGATACGTATAGTAATTTGGTTATATCAAGCTACAATAATATAGATTTAAATCCATTAACAACTAATGGATGTATAAATATACCTGATAATACAAATTTATATTTTGGTCCATCAAGAACAACATCTGGATCATCGGGTGTTACAACAGGTGTTAGTTTAACATCTGGCGGTTTGGTTGTATTTGATGGAAGTTTTTTAAATATAAAAAGTAATAATATTCGTCATACAGGTGCGTTGACACAAATTGACAGTATAAATACACGTTTTTATGATCCTATATTAACATTGGCAGATTATAACAATCTATCAAATGATTTATTAGATAGGGGTATTGAATTTAGATATTGGAATTCCACGAGTAGTTCATTGGGGTGGTTTGGATATAAAAATGAATTAGGTGCTTTTACATTTTTAACAAATGCAACAAACAATAACGAGATTATAACTGGTACAACTGGTGATTTTGTAATAGGTAATTTAACATTAACTGGGAATATATCATTATCATCATCTGGAAATATTAATATAAATTGTGGAACATTAACAAGTGTAAATACAATATCAGGTTGTGGTAATACATTAAATGTATTAGGTGGTAGTAGTACTACAAGTGGTACTGTTAATATAAGTACAAGTAATATACAATTAAATGCTTATAATTCAGTAAATATTCCTAATAATATACCATTGAATTTCAGTTATAGCGGTGGTAATGCCAGTATAATAAATTCTACAGTTGGTGATTTAGTTGTGACAGGAAACCATAATATAAAATTAAATACACCATCTGTTGTTTTACCAATAAATACACCAGTTTCATTTGACAGTACTACATCAGGAACTTCTATTATCAAGTGTGATACGTCTGGTAATATGATCATTAAGTCAGGTAGTGTGGGAAATACATTTATTAGTACTGCGAATATTATTGTGCCATTATCAACAAATATACAATTAGGTGATACATCAAAGGTCATTTACGGTTTACAAAACAGTTTAAATATAGTTTCATCAGTAACAACAAACTTATTATCATTAAATAATACATCTATTTATTCAAGTATAGGAAATGTTAATGTTAGTGCACCTAACGGTGATATTGTGTTGTATACAACATATGGAAGTGTAAAGATTCCACAGAATATTAATTTACAATTTGGTACAATTGGTACAGTTGTAGTTACAAATGGTAGTTTTTGTATCATTGGTGATGGTGTAACAACAGGTAATGTAAATGTATTGAATGTTAAAAGTATTAATTTATCAGCTGGTAATAGTATTAATGTACCAAATGATACAAAATTAAATATAGGTGATGGTACTTATTTAGTAAATTCAACATCAGGAATTTCTTCTTTAACAAATACAGCAAACTATGGTACTCTTGTTATTAATGGTAATACGTGTAATATTACAAGTAACAATTTAAATATAAATGCTTCATCAAATGTAAATATAACATCTAGTAGTGTTGCTATATCAACTTCTAGTGTAATTATTGATGGTAATAGTAGTTCATCAACCTTAATTAATACAGGTGAATTAAATATAAGAGATCCTAATATTAATATAGCATATAATAATACGAGTATTTCTGTTGATAAGGGTGTATTGTACAATAACAATGTTGCAAATTATGGTTGGTTTGGTGTAAAGACTGACAGTAATAGATTTACATATTATTCATCAGCAACAAATGCAAACAATATTATAACTGGTGTGACTGGTGATTTAGAAATTGCTAATTTGTATGTAAACAATGACATGTCGATTGGTGGTGATATAGATGTAAATTGCAATTCATTATTAAACGTGAATACATTATCATCATGTAGTGGAGATATTACAATAACATCAAATAATATATATTTATCAGCAAATAGTTCAATAAAAATACCATATGATACAACTGTAGCATTTGGGACAGGTGGTAGTAATATAACAGGAGATACATATGGTAATTTAAATTTAAATACATCAAATGCTGCTGGCACAATTGTTATTAATGGTAATTTACAAGTAAATGGTGTTACAACAAATGTGTATAGTACAATTACAAATATACAAGATCCTATTATTTCTATAGGTGGTGTTACTGGACCTATGGTGAATGATGGTAAAGATCGTGGTGTAGAGTTTAAATGGGCGTCAAGCGGTGTTACAAAGACTGGCTTTTTTGGATATAAACATTTAATAGATCGTTTTGTGTTTATCCCAGATGGTATAAATATATATGAGGTTTTCTATGGTTCATATGGTTCTGTTCAATTTAATAATGGGTATTTTAATAATTTAGATTTAAGTTCAGATAGTACATCCGGTAGTAATATATATGGTATTAGCAATATATTCAGTAATACATCTGGGACAAATGCAAATACATTAAATTTAAATAGTACTAACATTATATTAAATGGTAATAGTACTGTACCTTATAATAACTCTATTTATTTTGGTTCAACATCAAATTCACTAAGTACAAGTACAGTTACAGGAGGATCTTCTTTAACAAGTGGTAATTTGATTCTTTCATCAAATACATTAACACTTAATCAATCTAGTGGTGTATACATCACTGGTACAACACCTGTTTATTATGGAAATGATCAAAGTATTTATACATCACGTGATACATCTGGTAATTTTAATATATATAACACGAGTGGAAGTCTTAATTTATATTCATCAAATAGTATAAATGTATTGGATAATATTCCTATTAATTTTGGTTCAACAAGTGATCAAATTTACAGCAGCAATTCTGAATTATTTTTAATTGGTTACAATGGTGTTAATATAAGTGCTGGTAACATTACATTAGGTGGTAATGTTAATATTACAGGGAATATTACAGGTATATCATCAGATATTGATTTAAATAGATATATATTACCATTAGGAACAAATCAAAGATTAGTTATAACTGATATAAGCAATAATGCTGGTCCTGGTAGTAATGTAAAGGTAACATTAAATGGAGTATCTTATTTAACAGTTGGTGATGAGGTGATTATATCAAATTCTAACAGTGTACCTGTTGTGGATGGTACGTGGACAATTACTAGTATAATTAATCCTACTACATTTTTAATTAATAATACAAGTACAATTACATCGATTGGTAATAATGGAATTTGTTCATCTGATTTAACAGTTGATCAGGGACGTGATGTTGGTATACAGGTCAATTATTGGTCAACAACAGGAAATAGTCTTGTAACATCTGGTTCTGTTAATTACAAAACAGGATTTTTTGGATATAGATTAAAAACTAAAAACTGGACTTTTTACAATGATGCTACTATAGCAAACAATATTGTTACACAGGGTGATTTAGGTGATATTACAATAAACAAATTAAATACGAATAACATAAGTGGGTTTGTTTTAGATGGAAGTATAACAGCTGGTTCAAATGCAGTTGTTGGTAGTAACTTTATTATTTCAGGTGGTACAATTGATAATACACCTATAGGGACAAGTGTTGCTCAATCAGGGCGATTTAATATATTAAGTAATACAGTTTCTGCAAATTTAGAGAATGTTACATTACTAAGTAATTTGATGTATAGTTCAGAAAGATATACACTTAGTTCATTTTTACCAACGAGAAATCCAAGTTCTAGTACAATTGTTACGTTTGTATCAGTAAATGGTGTTTCATTTAATTCATTTGGTACTATGGCTAATACAGGAATTTCAGATGGACAAGTCAAAACAATTGCATGTAGTTCAATGGGTGAAAATTGTACATATACTATACATGTTGGTGCTGGTAAATTAATAGCTCCAAATATAAGTAATAATAATTTATCACCTAGCAAGTTACAATTTAATAGAAGTGGACAATCTGTTCAAATGATATTTGATGGAGCATTATCAGCATGGCTTATTCTTGGAAGAGGATGTTCTGTTTTTTGAATTAACTCTTAATGAAATTAATTATTAAGGTAAATTATTTTATTATATATTAATAAAGACTCAAGAAAAAATGAGTTATTATGATCCATATAGCGGTTATCCCAGTTATTACCAAGAACCAAGTTATCAACCACCACCAGCACCTGCACCTGCACCTGTAGTATCAACATCACCACTTCAAAGTCAATTATTTCCATCATTAAAAGTTGGTTCAAAACCAATACCTAATTATGTATATATAATTATTTGTGTAGCATGTGTGCTATTGATTCTTTGTATAATTGCGTCTGTTGTTTCTGCATCAGCTAATATTGGACCACCAACAACAAAACCACAAACTACTACTAAACCACCAGTAAAGAAAACAATAGCATCAAAAGAGACATCATCAAAAGACACATCATCAAAAGACAATAAAACAACAGAATCAAAAGACGTAAGAATAATAGGATTAAACAAAGGAACTACAACTACACCACCACCAACAACTACAACTACAACTACACCACCACCTACAACTACAATACCACCCTTATCAATATATTGTAGTGATTCAAATATAATTACTTTAATGAATAAATATCCTTATTGGACATCAGGTGATAGAATATCAATGCTTAATATATTATCAAATCTAACAAATAATAAGGATACTTCCATAACAAATGATAATATATATAAAAAAATACAAACAGTCTGTGAGTTGTAAATAATTTACTTTGCTACAGGTGTTTCTGGAACAGGTTGTGATTGAACTGCTACTGGTGCTACTGCAGGAGTTTCTGGAGCTTGAACTGGTGTTGGTACAAGAGCTGGTGGATTTAATCTATAATAATCCTTTAATGATAAATTGTTATAGGCTTTTGCATTTAATACACCTGGTACAATATTACCTTCACATGAATTATATAGTATTTCAAGTAATACTTTTAAGATTTGTTGAGATTTTAAAAATATAGTTTTCATATGTTCCATACGATCAGCATCTTCTGTTTTATAATTTTTTTCCTTTAATTGATTATAAACATAAATATCGTCAGCAATAGAACATAATGTATATTGTTTACCATTAAAAGTAATTGTCTTTGAATAATCATATCTTAAACTTTCAAAGTAATTTCTTGTTACCTTACTAAATGGTTGTATCACACTTGGTACTGTGTTACTGTAAATATATTCTGCAAGATTATCATTCACTGCTTTTGTATCTTGTAAAATAAAAACCATTGTATTGAAATCTTCCTTTTGATACAAACAAAATTTAGCTTCTTGTTGAACTGTTGATTGAGATCCACCCATAATTATATTATTATAATAATGATATAATTAAAATTTTTACAATTAAACATTTTTCCAATTAAAATTTTTACAATTAAACATTTTTGTAATTAATGATATTTCAACATTAATGATATTTCAACATTAATGATATTTCAACATTAATGATTTGTCTTTGTTAACTACCAATGTAAATGCACAAGAATACACTGGTAATTTATTTTTTGTATATGTAACAGGAAGTGTTTCCAATATATTCATTTTTTTACATTCATTAACACCCATTTTTAATTTCTTATCACTTGTGTATTTAGAAATATCAAATACATTGTTGTAATGTTGTGAATGTACCTTTGAATACAATTGTTTCGATGCATTTAATTTAAAACTATAAAAATAATCATTGAATCTATGTAACCTTGTATTATCTAAATCAATTCGAACACCACTATCATATTCACTATTAAAATTATCACCACCGTCATCAGATACAACTGATACATTAATTGTATATACTTCATTTTCCAAGAATTCAAAACATGTATTTTCATGGATTAAATATTCATCTTTATTATATAACTTTTTGTAATTTAAAATAACATATTTACCATTGTTATTATAGATTTGATTATCTAAATGTTCAAAACTTTTACAATTTATTATTGGAAAACAGTCATTATCTGTGCACTTGGATTCTATAAATATCTTTAATTCATCATTCGTATTACCAACAAAGACTTGTTTAACAATTTCCTTTTTCATATTGTGCAAGAAATCTATTGTAGCATTACTTGTGTTTTCTTTATTGTAAATAAAAGTATCACAATACATTGCAATACAACCATCTATATCAACACCTAATTTAATTTTTACAACATCGTTTAATTGAATTGTGTTAGTTACATTGTCGTTGGTGTAAGTAAAATTGTCAATACAATTATTTAAATTAATACTAATAGGAAATGCTACACCCTTTCTGTCAATCTTTTTGAATATACTATCACATCTCTTAGTAATCTCATCCATACCCATATTATAAAGCGTTTGTATATCTACAATATCATTTTGTAAAATACTCGTTTTTAACATGTCATAAACATCACCACAGATACGTGCAGCGGTATTGTATTTTGTTAAATCAACTTCCATTATTATTTTACTTTACAATAAAATAATAATTTCTTAGCGAATTATTTAATTAAACGAAACAAATTACATGTGACATGTAACAATTATTCATTAGTGTCATGTGTGAAATGTGTTTGTATAAAGGTGTAAAAATCTTTAATATTGTATATGATTGATTCATTTTCTCTAATTTTAATTGCATTAATATCATAATTGGGATTTTGAACAATTCCTTTAAAGAATAGATTTTCCTTATTATCATCTATGATTTCATTTGCTATAATACTTAAATAAAGCATATTATCATTTATAATAACATTATGTTTATTTTTCATTACATCAATGATATTCTTGAAAAATTGTGTATAAATATTAATAAGGGTGAATCTAGGTTGTATTGTGTATTCAGATGATGTTTGTATTTTTTGGATATATTTTGTTAATTTATTAGATTTAAAAATGATCTTGGATAATTGTTGTTTAATAATATAAATATCTTGTAATAGGGAGTTGTATTTATTAGTATATATTTCTTGATTATTCTTCGCTGTAGGTCCATCTGAAACATCAATGTCATTGATGGCATCAAGTGAATAGTAATTATAATTAACAACAGGTAGTGGTTTTGTATTTAATTTATCTGTTTTTTGAATAGGAACTACAAAACCTTCTAAATTTGTAACGAGACCATCTTTCTTATGTGTTACACCTATTATTTTTACAGTAACTAATCCTTTTGATTCTAAAATAGTATTAATATTCTTTACATGTGTTAAATACATGTTACCATCAATTAATGGTGGTGTCTTTTGGATAGGAATACTCTCAGACCCATGACCATTGATTATATGACCATCTTTTAAGAATATAGTAGCTTCTTTTATAGGAATAACTACATTATTATTTGCTATTAACAAACTAACTTTTTTATGTTTATTTGATACTTGTCCTATAATTTCATATTCTGTACCCTTCAAATTATTTATAATTTCATCACCATGGTATAACATATCATATTTATAATCAGTGAATTTCTTAGGATATATATCCTCTTTAATACATGTTTTGTCATAGAAATTATTAATAAATTTAAATGACTGGGAATCATCTAATCCAAATGAATATTTGATTTTCAATTCATTGTAATAAATAAGTAATTCATACTTGTTTTCACGTTTAAAAATGACTATATAAGGATTTTCTTCCTTTGGTTTACAATTAATATGACATAATAATTTAATCATTTCTTCATTTATTTTTGCTGTACTTTTTGAATAAATCATGGGGATTGTGAAAATGACGATATTGTATTTAAATATAGACTTTAATACTTCAAGTAAATCATTTACATTCATTGTATTTTTAGCATCAGTAATCCATTTGATATAATTATCTAAATTGTTATATTTTAATTTAATTTGTCCATTGTTTAATTTGAAAAACAAATTGGGATTCTTTTTTAATTTTTCAACAATTGTTTTTTTAAAAGTATTAATATCAATATCCTTACCATTGATTCCTAATGACACAGCATTTAAAAATGCATTGTTATTTTGCGCAACACCCATTCTGTAGAATTTACCATTTTTAACATCCTTGACATTACTAGGTAGTTTATTAAAAACATTATCAAAAATAGGTAATAAAGTTCCTATTTTTTGTTGTTCTAGAATTTTATCAGTTGTTAAGATGTATTGTTTACTAATATTTATTTGTTTTTTACTAGGTTCTACTGTTTCTTCCAATCCCATATTTGAAATGTATTTCATGTTATTACGTTGATCTTTTGTAAAACAACAAATAGCATTTTTCTGTGTAAACCCAGGATAAGGATATTCCTTATCTGGACATATTAATCTTATACCTTTATATATTAATGGATAACTATCAATTAGGGATTTTTTTGTTTTTGAATCAACCATGTTTTTCAATGGTTCACGTGTATCATCAATGATAGGTTGACGTTGTTTTTGACAACTTGTTGATAAAATAGGAATATTATATTCACTTCTTAAATTCTTGATATTACTTTTTTCCTTTATTTTTTGTTCAGCAACACTTTCCGTATTTAATTTATCAATATAAGAGATTTGATCAACTATTAAATACACTTCATTTATATTTGATGCGGAATATATATTTAATATACTTCCAACACTATAAGGATTATCCTGTATATTAACTGTGATACCTTTGCGTTCACTTTGTAAATCAGATAGAATATTACTACATGCGATTTTCATTCTTTGTTGTGAAATTTCATCTTGTGATGATAGGAATTTTTTATAGAATAAAGAAATGATTTCCTCACTTTTACCTTCTTTTGCTTGGAATAATGTTTCTTGATAATCAACATCCATGACCTTTTCAATCATGTGATACAAATCAATCTTTCTACGTAATTCTACACTACATGTTATTGATTGAACTGTAGCATAAACACGTTGATTATCTATGTGTAAACGTTTTGATTGCGTATAAATTTCATTCAATCTATTTATTTTTGAAATACATATTTCAATATTACTTCTTAAAGTATCAATTATCATTTCTAAATTATTATTCCAATCACTACTTTCACCAAATTTAACTCTTGCCTCAATAATACCATTTTCTTGTATATTAACTGTAATGAAATCAGTCTTTGATACTTTTATTTTTATTAATAATCCTTTTATTTTTTTATATGTAATAATTCTTTTATTTTCTTGCGCCCCAAAACCAAATTTCTCCTTTTTATCATGTAATAACCAGGATTTAAATTCTTTAACAGAAACATCATCACTTACTCCATTGTATACTTTAACAATAGGATTTTCCTTTTCATTTGAAATAGCAATTAATGGGATAGTATCAGATAATTCTAATTGGTTAAATATATTTTGTAATCTAATAAATTTCCCCTTTGTCCCATTCACAAAGTTTTTGCTTTTAAATTCAACAATAACATCTTTAAATGAAACTTGTGGAATATCTGTGTTATAATATTGACTTAGATCATTTAATTTACAGGATGTATAAAAATCAGATAGTGATTCCTCCTTACTTTGATAATTCTTTACAACTGTTTTATAACACTCTTGAATTTTTTTCGTATATATATTATATTCTGGTGTCAATTTATCATACTTTTCTTTTAATACTATACTAATAGCACCTAAAAAATCATCTTCTGTAAAATCAAAAAATCCATACTTGATTTTATCATACATACTAGAAAATTCGTCATTATTCTTTTTGTAATCATCATACATGTCATTCAATGTTTTTTTATGTTCTTTTAATTGTTCTTCAAGGACATCTAATAAACATGTTACGTATACCGTTTTTTCAACACTTTTGTAATCAACTAATATTTGATTTTTTAATATGATATTACCATCGTTATCTGTTAATTTGATTAAATTTGGATAATACATGTTTTCATCAGTTTCGTTTTTATAAAAAAATAAACGTTCCTTGACAACATTTAAAGATTCATCAATCAATACAACAAAGTCGTCATTTAAAAGTTCATTGCTTTTTATATTAATTAATTTTACATCAATTTTCATGATTTACTCTGAAATTACTTATAATTACTAATTAAATTAAATAATATTAATATTAATAATAAATCATATTAATATTATTCATAAAATAGTAAAAAACAAATTACTAAATAAAGTGTGATGGTGATGGTAAATATACACTGAAAAAATAAAAATGAGTAAAAATAATAACATATTAGATTAATATCACATTACTATTCATTTTAAATTCCTGTATTATCATATTGAAATCATGTAACACATGCTCGACTTGTTTTAAACTCTTACATCCTGAAACAATAACATTTCCGCTTTGAAATATTAAAAACGTAACATTGGAACATATACATTTAACAGTACACATACACATCCCGTTTAACCCATTTACACTATTGCTAGAAGATGACTCATCGTCATTGTTAAAAGGATATTTATATATTAACTTAACACCAGAGTATGTTTCTGGGTTGTACTTACATATGTAATTATTATCAATAAAGTACTTGTATAATTTTTGGCGATTTATTAAGAATGGTAATTTACATGTAACATTGATACAATTAATATTACATGATATTTCAGGAACTGCTTTGGTTTCATTTACAAATGGATTACAATTATAATCAATAACTGTATACAATTCATTTTTACCATTGTTTGTATTAGAATCGTTATTTGGGTTATGAATATTAACAATAGGTATTATATTCTTTTTATAAAATGAAATGTTTCCTATAATATCACCGTTGTTATTACATATAGTTTTTACATTTTGCTGATCTTTTTTTTTGGAAACAAAACTGTTTTGTATTTTATTATATACAATATATTCCTTGTTATTGATTACATATACATTCGTTTCAGAATTAAAGAATCCTATTATTTGATATTTGTTGTTGTATATAAAATTATTACTATCTAATAAAACACCGTTATTATCAGACGATAAAATTATCTTCTGTGTTTTTCCAGATATTCTTTTTAATTTATTGTATATTATATTTGTTACATTATAACCATCTTTTGAACTCTTACATCCAGTTATATGCAAAGAGCCATTTCCAAATAGTTTAACATTGATTTGTTTATTATTTACATTAACAACGAGTGAAATTTGATTGTAAAACAATATAGGATTTATTTTAGATTCCTTCTTTTTCTTTGACTTTTTATAAATAGTTGTTGTATAAATACCTTTAGAAAAACACACATCACCATATGTGTATTTTATACCAGCGATATCATCATCAATTTCCATATATTTACCTATATTAATAAGATTCAATTCGCAATTTTCTACTTTACTACTTATTGTCATTGTTGCTATTTTGTAGTCACATCCTGTGCAATCAGGGGTGTTATCAATCTTGGAATCGATAAAGTGATCAGGGTTAAAATAGTTTATTATATCCATAATTATTAATTTTCTTAAACTAATAAAAAAATCATTTTTTTTTGTAATTTAGTTAATGTAAGATTATTTATTATTATTAATCTTACATTTTCATTATCTTTTTTTTATTTTCTACTATTAATAGAATAAAATTAACAAACGATGGCATATCAATCCTTTGCAAACTTAAATTATGACAAATGTGCATTAGAAAAGAAGGAAGAAGAAAATAAAAACCACTTTAATTGGACTGTTGATCCTAACTATGGACAATCTAATAAATCTTGTTTTATCGCATCTTCTCCTTATTCTCATACACCAGCTCATTTTGTTCCATCAAATGTAATTGATATTGAAAGTAATTTAAGAGGACAAACTTTACCATTATCAAGATGTCCATCCCAAAAATACAATCCATTAGCAAATTGTAAAGATTGTGAAAAATGCAATGAAGGTCTTCCATGTGGTTGTGAACATTGTATTAAAAAGAAACAAGATGCTTTAAAAGAATGCGAAGATGCAACCGCTAAGTTTTTAATTCCTGAATACACACGTGTAAAAAGACCATGTAATGTTCTTTCTGGAATTACAATTAACCGTTTCGATCCATTATGTGAAAATGTACAAGATATTAAGAAAATATCCGATAATTCCTATATTGGTAGTAGTACAAGATTAGATGTACGTGATACATTTGCATCAATGAATCAAAAATACAAAAGTCAAAGAATTTAAGTAATTAAATTAATTTGCATTTTTATTTATTTTTTCCAGATGTGCCACTTTCCCACAATTTATCCATGTCAGAATCGTATAAAACCAAATTACAATCATCTTCCATTTTAAGTTCATATGGTGCTACACCACTTGTGTCAGTTTCCCATACAACTTGATTATCGATATCTATCACTTCTAAATTACCAGAAGAAGATATTTTTAATGTATATGGTGATTCGGAATCTTCTGGATTTGATATTTTATTCGTCCATATTTCTAAACCTAGAGGATCTTGTATCATATATCTTCCATCATTCTTGTCAAATTTTGCAAAACACATCTTTCCACTTATATTATTTAATATACGATTACAATTGTTATCTCGTGAATTACAAACAGCCATTTTTTTGTTTTTAGATGGAATAGTTGTATTAGTTGTATTAGTTGTATTAGTTGTATTAGTTGTATTAGTTGTATTAGTTGTATTAGTTGTATTAGTTGTATTAGTATCTGTTGTGTTTGAACCTGGTAGTAATACAGAAGTTATTATCAGTACAATTACACTGACAATTACAATGGAAATAATTATCATAGTAGTTGTATTATCAGACGATCGTGGGTAAAATGGTGGAGGTGGTGGAGGAGGTCTGTAATAAGGATTCATTTTATCAAAATGTTTATTCTATATTATATTAATTATAATATACAATTTAATTAATCAAAAATAAAGCACAATTAATAATCAATTTAAAATATTAAAGTAAGTTTTCAAAGAACTAAGAATGCAATTTTAATAGTTCCATTTAAAATTGCTGATGTACTATTATTTCGTACATTCACAAGGAATGATCCACTTGTGACGTCGTCGATTATAATAGAAGGATATCCCGTTGATCCAGAATAATTTATGATATTAGCCATAACATATTTGCTAGCATCAACTGTTGAATTTGTACATGTGAATGATAAACTTCCTGATGATGTAAGATCAGACGATACTGTTGTTATTGCACCAACTGGTGAATGAAGTGTTACACCAGATGTCAAACTTGTTAATTGTGTAACTGACATTTTATCAGTATAACTAATTTTATCAACGTTAAGTGTATTTGTGTTGACTGTACCAAATGTTTTTGATGTAAGTGATGATTTTGACATGTATATTAATATACTAAATAATCATAAGATAATTATTTTGTACTAATTAATTAACTAAATTAATTAATTAATTAAAACAACTAAATAAAATGCTAAAAATTCTTTAAAGAACTAAGAAAGCGAGTTTAAGAGAACCGTTTAAAGCACCAGTTTGGTGACTGTTTCTTACATTAACAAGGAAAGACCCCTTTGTAATATCATCAACAATAACTGATGGTGTACCGTTTGATCCAGTGTAACCAATAATGTTAGCCATAACATATTTGCTAGCATCAACTGCTGAATTAGTGCATGTAAATGATAAGCTACCTTGAGTTGCAAGAGATGTAGAAATAGTAGTAATAGTTCCAACTGGTGAATTGATAGTAACACCAGATGTTAAACTTGTTGATTGTGTAATAGCTGCTTTGCTAGTGTAACTGATTTTGTCAACATTAATAGTATTCGTATTAACTGTTCCAAAACTTTTTGAGGTAGAAGCAGATTTTGACATAGTGTTGTAATTTATTGTGAATTAATACAAGAAATTAATTAATAGAATTAATTAAATTAATTATTTTTTTACAACAGCTTTTATTTTTTCTTCAGTAACAAAAACATTATTCTTTAATATACTTTCTGTTAAATCTTCAACTGATGTTCCATTCAAATTTGTTTTATTAAGTTTCTCTGATAATTTATTAATAATATTTTCCTTTTTGAATGTTTGAGGAATCTTCTTATCATATAATTTAATTTCGCTACCACCACTAACTTGTAAACTGCTCATATTATTGTCCTGCATATACTTTTTAATACCTTCTTCTAACTCGGTAAAACGCTTTTTTAATTTCGTTTGATTTTTTCGAAGGTCGCTTAACTCTTTATGAATTCTAATGTATTCACTTAAAGTTTCATTTAACCCACTACTGCTCATACTACTATTTCTACTATATTATAAAACTTTAAATAAAAAATGAATAACAACCGACTCTATTTAAAAATAAAATTGCAGTAGTAGGTAACACAACAAAAAACCGACAAACTACAAATGAGTAATAAAAAAACAAGTAAAACAAGTGATATATTATGTGATATTTACACACCACAAACTCAAAAAGCACTGTTTAACCAAAATTGTATAAGTGAAATAAAGAAATTTATAAAGGATAATTTAAATAACACAAAAAAGGAATACAAACAAATATTATTCTTAAATGGTCCATCTGGGTGTGGTAAAACTGCAACAATAAACGTCTTATTTAAAAATTACAACATCATTAACATTGATTCGGATAATATAAGAGTTATTGATAATATATCAGATATCGTAGCAGGTATACCTGCATTTGATTCACAAAATTTATTATTTTTAGAAAAAAAACCATCAAAATCACACTTAGGAAATCTTTTATTAATTAAAAATGCTCAACATTGCGAAAAATCATTATCTACATTCCTTGAACACTTGTATGTAAAATGTAAAAGAAACATTCCTATAATTATCAGCAATGACAAACAATCATTTCGCCAAAAATTCAAACAAGACTTTCCTATTACATTTGTAGACTTTCAAAAACCAACAATTAAGGAATTAACACAATTAATAAATACAATAAATACAGATAATAAATTTGGATTATCAGAAAGTGAAGTTAATAAAATAATAGAAACATCATTGTTTGATATACATCAAATATTTCATATTTTACAATACATCAAAATAAATAAACACATTGATATTAATTGCATAGATAATTTAAAAAAGGATCATGACATTGATTTATATGAGAAATTACAATATTTATTTGACTTTGATCAAAAATTCGATTTCCAAAAACTAGATGATATAACAAATGCGGATTCATATGTTATCAGTAATAGTATTTTTCAAAACTACCCAAATTTATTTATACAACCACCAAATGAAAAACTAGATGATCTCGAGATTATTCATCAATTAAATATCATGTCAAATATAGCTGATACATTTTGTATTGAAAGTGATGATTGTTATGAACTAAATAATATTGAATCATTAAACTACAATAGTTATAATGTCACTAATTGTATTCATCCTGTATATAAGATTCATAAATACAAAGAAACACATGGTACAAAAGTAAATAATTTGGATCAAAACAATATTGATTATTTTAAAAATTTCAGTTATAATTATCTTAACAGTTTTGATGAATTAAAATCACTAACACTCGCGTCAAATAATAATTTACACGGAGTAAATGAAAATGAAAATCGTCACATGATACATCATAACAAAACCGAATTATGGATTATTATACAATCTGTGATAGATTACATATCAAATATTAATAAAATACTTGATATTAAAAAAAGAAATGTTCAAGTCGAAGAATATTTAAAAATCATAAAAAAAGATGAAAGAATATCAACACAATTACAATTTATAGTAGATACAATATGGTCTTATTCACTTTTTGAAACAAATGATAATATTAATAAAATCAAATACAAACCGGATGAAATAACAATTGATATTAGAATTTTCAAAAGATTTATTAATATATTTTCCCTGTCAAATACATCAAAACTAGTAAAAATGCAAACTGAAAATGTAATAAAATATGAACTTACACAGAAAATAATATCTATGCAAAATGAGAAAATAATAACAAACAAATCACATATTGAGAACTTAACTTATGACTTATGTGATATTTGGAGTTGTATGAAAATTAAAAGTTAAGACTTAAATTTAAATTTTCCAAACACTTCTTTGCACAGTCCTGTTCACTTGCTGTAACCTTCCTACCAATTCCTAAACCTAAAACATAACATCCATTATTTTTAAATTCAATCAATTTATTGTATATATCAATATATTGTTCATTTGATTTGTAATATTCAAACAATGCAACATTATATTCATATATATTTTCCTGAACAAGTTTATCCATCTGTTGCATTTGTTCTTTTGAAAATAATAAAATACGTGTAAACATAATCCTATACAATGGACCTTCCTTTATTAAATCAACATACACAGGTGTCTTCCACTTTAACGACTGATAGTATCTTTGTAAACTATCCTTGAAATTATCATTTTTACTAATTAATTCTGAAAAATCAATAATATTTTCAATCACATTTCTAACAAACCGATCAGCATAAATATACCCCTTTTCACCAAACTCTTCTAAGATAGCACCAACAAATGACTCAAAACAATCTTCATAATAACTAGGTGTATTCCTACCACGCTGACTATCCAATATAGTCTGATTCTCAACTTGCAAACTCAACAACATAAATTTCTTAAATCCTAAAATCATACCAATTTTATGCAACATACTACACTTCTCAATTTTAATCTTTAATTTTGTCAAAAATCCCTCACGTTCATTAGGAAAACGCTCATACAAATACCTACCCATAACAGCTTTCAAAATATGATCACCTAAATATTCCAAACGCTCACTTGATTCCTTTGGAATATAATTAATATACACTTTGTTTATTTTATCACAATGTTCATTTTTTGTATTCAAATAATTCTGAACAGACTGATAATAACTCTCATGTGTAAATGCTACTTTAAATGATTCTAAATTATTAACCTCCAATTTAGAATCATTATCACCAATATTCCCAAAATAATTTAAAATTGTCTCAATATCATCTTTTGTAATCAATTTGTTAATAGGATTATCCATTTGCGTGTTGTTGTTTTCAGTTAACTATTGTAATTTTCTTGATTTGTATTTTTTTTTCAATTAATTTTTAGAATTTAATTTCCTTATAATAAATTTTTATTATTTATTATAATAAATGAATACTAAAACAACGTTTTTCATTTTAATTGTATGTGTTATTTTATATTTTTTATACGTTTCATCAACATCTGAATCAATTAACTCTAACTAAGCACTTGCTACTACAGCAGCCTTCTTTGGGAAATGTGGTGAAAGATATTTTTGTAATTGAAGATAAGTGTATACCAAAGGTGATGTCTTATCGTTCTTGTCCTTTAATTCAATGGGTTCGCCGAATAGTGCCTTTAAAGTACTATCAGGCATGATTTCTCTTCTAAATTCTGGATTTTGTAGGTTATGTTCACTAATATAAGTAGTGATGTATCTGGTTACATCAGTTCTAGCAATGGGGTCACCATTTTTAACACCAAATTGACTGAGGAAGTTGTAAAGAGTATCTGAAACAACAACTGGTGAAGCAAAACCAGATGGCTTTCTAACTACACCATCTTCACTTACCTTCTTTTTTTTTTTATTCTTAGAAGCATTTTTTAATTCAACTTCGTGGTCCTTTTGTAATTTTTTAAGTTCTTGAATTTCCTTTTTCATTTCATTCATTTGATCTTGTCTAGTTTTAATTAAAGCTTCAAGACGTTGCTTAATAGTCATAGTAACTTCAACAGTTTCATTTTCAACTGGTGCAGCAGCTTCAACAACAGGTGTTTCTACAACAACAGGAGCAACCTTAACTGGAGCAGCCTTAACAGGAGTTGGGGTAGGAGTTACTTGGGCAACCTTAAGTGGCATTTCCTTAGCTGCAACTTTCTTAGTAGTAGTGTTCTTTGTCGTTTTAGTGCTCATGTTTTTTAAAATAAAAACAGGAAAAAAAAAATCAATTTTTACGCACTACTCGATGATAAATAATTAATTAATTAAGGAATTTAGTTAATTAAATAAGGAATTTAGTTAATTTTATTTATTTATTTAATTAATTTAATTTCTTTTATTAATAATATATAAAGATAAATATTTCCAAAATGCAAATGCAAAAAATTTTCAACCTTGTTATCGCCATTATTGTTATTATCGGAGCTATCAACTGGGGTGCAGTTGCTGGATTTAACATGGATCTCGTCCATATGATCACTCCTGGTCAAGCTGATATCGAACGTTACATCAAGATGGCTGTCGGTTTAGCTGGTATCTACCACGCTTACCAACTTTACAGCGCTGTTGCAGCTGAAGCCGAAGCTGAAAAATCAGAATAAACACCAATTTCTCTCTCTCTTTATCTTTTTATTAATTTAATCAATAAACATGTAATATTATGTATATGTATTAAATTAATTAACAAACTAATTATATAACACTAACACTAAGGATCACACTAGGTAATCTTGGAATCACACTAGGTAATCTTGGGATCACACTAGGTAATCTTGGGATCACACTAGGTAATCTTGGGATCACACTAGGTAATCTTGGGATCACACTAGGTAATCTTGGGATCACACTAGGTAATCTTGGTACACTAATGAACAAGTCTTATCTTCATTAAATGTATATCCGTATGAATTTAGTAATTGTTTATAATACAATTTCTCTTTACTATCAGTATCAACTTCCATTTCATCAATATCAGAATTAACATCATCATCTGTTACATCAAATAAATTTTCACCAGAACCATCACAATCAATATCACCACCAACTGTGTCAACTACATCAATATTGTCATCAATTTCACCAACATCAACATCAATATCAGCGTCACCAATTTCACTAGTACAATTACCAAAATCATTTTCACCATAATCGTAATTATTATAATCAACATTTGTCATTTTATTTTGGCGTACATTCAATTTCATAACAGTATTTAATCTAAAATACACTGTATTTTTGTTATATATAATCGTTTTTTTATCAAAATTATCGATATTATAATCACTTAATTTAGAGTAAGATTTTTTAGTAATTTTAGAAATAGTATAATCAATATTCATGTTATTTGGAATTAATCTGATTTTATTAAAGTAATCATATTGTTTAGATTTTATTGTATCATTTAACTTATTTTCAATCAATTCTTTACATTGTCTTAACATTAAATCACGTTTTTTGTCAATGTCATTTAATAAATTCCTATTTTTTTCCATTAAATTAATACCATCATTTATACTTTTTAAAACATCAGGTGTAATATTTGATGTACATAAATTAAAAAAATAACCATTTACATTTTTTGTATATTGTATATTTTTACCAATAAATAATTTCAATACATGTTCCTTTTCCTTTTGATTTAATCTTGAGATTTTATTAATTAATTCCTTTACATTAACTGTAGCGTTTTCAAAATTCTCATTCATATTATCTGACATTGTATCAATGTTAATATCGTCTGTAATAAAATCATCCATGTTAATTTACTAATTTACTAATTTATTAATTTAATTGCATTACTGTATTACTATTAATTAAAAATTCGATTTTTAGTGTAAATAACTATTTTAGGATTAATTAGTTAATTTATAGAATTTATATTATTACACATTACATAATGAATAATACACCAAGCCCCGTTAATTCTAGTAATATACATAATACAAATGTTGAAAAAATAAAACTTGAAGTTGATAATATGTTAGAACTTCTCAAAACAAACGTTTTAAAATCAGAAACAGTTCTTAAAAAAAAATTCGAGTATTTATTCAAAACATCACCAGCATTATTTAATTTTATACTAAAAAACCATAAAAACAAACCAGAACAATTTAAAAAAAATCTTGATACAATGCTCACATTGATCTTTAAAATTCAAAAATCAGAAATTTCACAACACGATGCATCTGTTGTTGTAGGAAAATATATAGGTGAACAATATATTCCACAATTACAAGAGTAAATCCTGTATTTACATTTGATTAATTACTTATATAAATAACATTTATTTATATAAAAATTTACAAATCATTCTTTAGAAATACATTACATTACATTACATTAGTCATTAATTTACTTTTATATTTAACACACCAAGTCTTGACGGTACTGATCTTCTTGTAGTTGTAACTGAATGTGTTGGACTACGTGTTCGTAAAGTAGTAGTAGCTGAGCGTGTAGTAGTAGAGCGTGTTGTTGTAGTAGTTGTAGTAGCTGAGCGTGTAGTTGTTGTAGTTGTTGTTGTACGTTTTGGAGTTGTTGTAGTAGTAGTAGCTGAGCGTGTTGTAGTAGTTGTTGTAGTAGTTGTTGTACGTTTTGGAGTTGTAGTAGTAGTAGTAGAGCGTGTTGTTGTAGTTGTTGTTGTACGTTTTGTTGTAGTTGTTGTTGTACGTTTTGGAGTTGTAGTAGTAGTAGCTGATCGTGTTGTTGTAGTTGTTGTACGTCTTACAGGTGTAGTTGTTGTTGTACGTTTTGGAGTTGTAGTAGTAGTTGTACGTCTTACAGGTGTAGTTGTTGTTGTACGTTTTGGAGTTGTAGTAGTAGTTGTTGTTGTTGTTGTTGTTGTAGTAGTACTTACAGGTGTAGTAGTACTTACAGGTGTAGTAGTACTTACAGGTGTAGTAGTAGTAGTTGTAGTAGTGTAATTATAAATACAACTATTCATTTTATTTGACCATTGTTTTGCTATGTGATAGCTAAAATCATTTTCAGAGAATGGTTGATAGCTGATTTCATCACATAAATCTGTTATTTCACCACCGCTACTTGGATCATACCAACCTGATCCAATATATGGATCTGTAACAGCTTCTATTAATTCATGCGATGAAATATAGGTTGTAATATCAAATCCAGTATGTGCCCATCTACAAGTAGTACTACATGGTGGTGTTGTATAATCGGGCATTAAACCATAATAAAGATAAGTAGTAGCATTGTAATAATAAGATAAATCTATAGTTCCATGATAAGCACAAAAAGCTTCACATGATTTACCACTACCTTTTGTAAGAGAAATTCCTGGGGCGAGGTGTACAGCGTAGTATGTATCTTGGGTTGCTGATGGAACTCTTTTGTGTTTTATTAAATTTTGTAATAAAGGAATCAAATCATTATCATTATCAATTTGAGTTTTCATAGTATCATAAGTATAACTTCCTATAAAACCACCTCTACCAATTCTTTGAGTAGGTGTATTATATTCACTTAACCAATCTATATATGATGAATTTACAATATTTTGATAAAATTTATTTATATCGTTTTGAAGTGGGTTTTGTCCATAATAGACTACAAAAACTTGTACATTTGAAAGTACTGGCCCTCCGAAATATTCCAACATTTAATCGTAGTGTTTTATTTGTGTTTTAATTATAGTTGTTCTATTAAACTCTTTCATACTAGATTTTCAATTATTTTATTAAAACATTTGCGTTTTATTAAAACAAAAAAAAACAAGGAAAAATATACATACAATGGATCCATCTTTAACAAACTCAGAAGGTACTGATTTAACAAACTCAGAAGGTACTGGTAATGAAAAAATTTTAGATGCAGCTATGGACTCTTCTGATGATGTTATGAGTTTTTTAGATAATGCCATTAAAAAGTCTAAAAATTTAAATCGTAACAAATTACAAATTGAGCTTGAAAAATGTATGTCAACCTTAAACGAATATAAAAATGAATGTTTAAATTACAAAAACACCATAGAACAATTAACAAAGGAAAAAACATTACATATGGAATCTAGTGAGAAATTCAAAAATGAAGTACAAAAATTAAATTTACTAAATGATGATCTTAATAAACAAAACGAGAGTCATAAAAATTCTATTAATAGTGAAAAAAATATTAATAGTAATTTAAAAGTATCATATGAAACTCAAATTCAAAAATTAAATAAAACAAATGAGGAATTAAATATGAAATTAGAAGAAAATTCATCAACAAGTGTTGATTTACAAGTAAAATACAACGAGTTACACAAAAGATACAATGATTTAACTACATTATATTCTAAACAAACAAGTGAATTAGAAATGTCCAGAAAAAATATTAAACATTTAAATGATGAATTAAATACTGCATGTTCTAATAATAAAACATTACACGATGAAATTAATTCTATTAAAAACGAAGCTATTAATTACACTACTCAAATTGAACAATTAAAAGAACTTGCGATTGTAGCAAGATCAGTTCCAGTAGTAGCACCTACAGTACCACCAACTGTTAAACCTAGAGCAACACCTATTACTACAAAAGCACCATGTCCAAAAGGCACAAGAGGATTACGTGTCAGTAACCGTAAAGGCTTGTAACGGTAACAATTTAAGATGAGTCATATATATTCTCATCACTATCATCTAAACCATTACTTTTTTTATTTTTATTAAGAGATTTTTCGTCTGAATTTCCATTATCAGAATAAAAATATTTCTTAACAGAATCAACTGATTTATTTTTTTGAATGTCCTCATGTGTTTGATTGTCTTTGTGTGTGTTTGTTTTGTTATGAGTGTCATTGTTACTGTCGTTGTTACTGTCGTTGTAGTAACGTATAGTGTAATCAAATGGAATTAAATTGTAAATAGTATTTTTAACAGTATTTTGGATACTTTTTTTAAATTCCAAATTAACATTAACACTATCAGGATTTTCATATAAATCACATGCTATATTTTTGAAACATTTAGTAAATAATAGTTTTAACATATCATCTGATTTTTTGTATGACACTTTTTTATTCAAGAGTGTTTGTAAGGATTCCTTTATATAAATATAAATTGCTGTGTTTAAATCATCGTATGATAATTTGTATTTTTTATCAATATAAATATCAAATAGTGTTATCCCTTTATCAATTTGTTCACCATGCAACTCTGTATCATAAAGTAATTGTTGAAATTCCTTTATCGTAGTGTAATTTTCCTTTAATTTATTGAAATATTTAATCATAAACGATGAGAAAATATCATTGAGTTTTACACTATAAAATGTTAAAATATTTATTTGAAGATCATTATTATCCATTTTCTTATTTATATTATATTATTTAAAAATAATTTTTCATTGTAACTTCCATAATTTTATTTTAAGATTCAATAATATAAATAAAATTATGTTTAGTCAGTATAAGTTTCCTTTTCATATTTTTGTAGCAGTTTCAACTATCCTATTTTACTATTTATTAAGGAGATACAGGGCAACGTCCGCTACCAACGACAGGACAACTCCAAAAACAAAGTTTGATACAAAAAAGACTACAATTGAAAAGGAATCTATTACTACACCTAATACTAAAACCAATATATATTTATCGATGTATATACCTATTGTATTATACATTGGATTTTTTATAACAAATTCTATAAATTGTGGTAGTGGTAATGCTGTTGAAAATGCAGTTGATCAAATATTATCACCTGGGTCAATAATGTCTGAGTTGTATCAATCAAGCATTATTCTGTAATTCTTTTTTAAAAATACTTTTTTATTGTTTAATTACAATATAAAATGGATGATTATTATAAATCATATGATGATGCTGATTATTCAAATGTATTAAATAAATACGAATTCAGACAAAATAAAAAATCAAAATCAGTGTATCAGGAATCTATTCAATTAATTTTAAAAAATTACATTTCAAAATTCACACCATATGATAATGTTTTATTATATCATGATGTAGGTGTTGGTAAAACATGTTCTGCTATTACAATTGCAGAAGGATTTAAAGAATATGTTACTAAAATGAATAAAAGAATAGTTGTTTTGGTTAAAAATCAAAATATTGAGAAGAATTTCATCAATGAATTGTTATCGGATTGTACAATGGGTTATTACTCTATTATATCTGAGGAAGAACAAAATAAATTGAGACGTTTTATTAATAAAACCTACAATATTTTAACATATGGTACTTTTGTAAATCGTGCATTAGGTATGAAAGTTGCTACTGAAAAAGGTAGAAAAGATGATAGAAAAGAAAGTAGTAATGCAATTGTCAATTTAAATAATACAATTATTATTGTAGATGAAGTTCATAACATTACTAATAATGATACTTACAAGGCCCTTTACAAGGTTTTAAACAATAGTTTTAATTATCGCTTGGTATTATTAACAGCAACACCTATATTTGATAATCCAAAGGAAATTGTAGAAATTAGTAATTTATTAAATATTAAAGAACGTAGTAAACTATTACCTATTAGAAATGAATTATTTGATAAAAAAAGAAAGAATCCTATAATGTATACATTAGACATTGATCATTTAAAATTAAAAACACCTATTACATACATTACAGAGTATGGTAAGAAAAAAATAACAAATGCCTTAAAAGGTAAAATTAGTTATATAAGTTCAAATATTGAAACAAATCCAAGAAAAATAGAAATTGGTAAACAATTATTAAAAAAGGATGGTTCTAAGAATGTTATTTATTGCGAAATGTCAGATTATCAATATAAAATTTACAAGGTAGCATTGAAACTTGATTTACATGAAAAACATGATACAGCTGATGATTTGGAAAAGATATTAGCAAATGAAAACATGGATGTTTCTGAAGATTCTGAAAATTTAAAATCAAGTAGTTTATATAAAAATTGCAGTGATGCTTCTACAATGGTATATCCTAATGAATTATTTGGTAAAGAAGGTTTCTCTTTATTAAATACTGATAAATCTATATTAAAATCACCAGAATTAGAAAAATACTCTAGTAAATTAGCAACATTATTAAAGAATATTAAGAAAAGCCCAGGTAATATCTTTATATATTCAAATTATGTTAGTAACGGTGGTGTTAATTTAGTTAAGGAAATGCTATTACAAAATGGTTTTAAGAAATTCTCACAAAATAACCCTAACCCTAATTCATTTATTATCTTTGATGAACAAACACATGCTGAAAAAAGAGATAAATTAAGAAAAATATTCAATAGTGAAAAAAATAAAAATGGTGATATTATTAAAATAATCATCGGGTCACCTATTATTTCTGAAGGTATTACTTTAAAGAATGTTAGACAAGTACATATCCTTGAACCAACATGGAATATGAGTAAAATTAATCAAATCATTGGAAGAGCAGTTCGTAATTATTCACACAATGATCTACCAAAAGAAGAAAGAACAGTAGAAATTTATAAATACGTTAGTGTTTATTCAAAAGACCCAAATGGTATGTTTATTGATAAGGAAAAATATACACTTTCTGAGGAAAAGGACAGATCTAATAAAATTATAGAAAGATTATTAAAACAAATAAGCTTTGATTGCTTTATACATAAAGATCGTAATAATGCTTATTACAACCAATTTTCAACAAATTCAGCTGAATGTGATTATCAAGAATGCGCTATGCAATGTACAACTATTCCACCGAATGAAAATGTGTTATCAAAGGTAACTTATGACATTAACATTAAAAATTTTGAAAATTATGCTATTAATTATGTAAAAAATAATTTAAGAGATATGTTTGAGGAATATTTTATATGGAATTTAGATGATATCATTGATAGAATCAAGAGTATTGATGATACTATTTCTTTGGAAGTTATTTATACAGCGTTAGATGAACTTGTTAGCAATAAAAGTTTACTACTTGATAGATATGGTAGAGAAGGACACATTATTTGCAAGGGTGATTATTATATATTTAATCCTACAAATGTTGAGATTGACAGTAGTATATATGCTAAAATATTTGACTTTTCTACATTCACAAATAATATTCCATTATTAGATTATATCAATAAAGAAAAGGGTATTTCTAAGAAAACTGAAGAAAAAGAAAAGGTTGTTGCTCAAAAAGTACTTACAAAAGAAGAAATAACATTCAATAACAAAATCAAAGAAAAGTATAAAATATATGGAACCTTTAGAAATAAAGAAAATATAACTGATGATAAATTTAGAATCGTTGATACACGTAAATTAACACAAGAAGAATTAGATGACCAACGTAAAAAAATCACAGGTAAAGCATGCAGTAGTTTCTCCAATGAAGATTTACAAGATATTGTTAAATCATTAAATATCAAAGACGAAGAAATTATTTCATTATTGAATATGAAAGTTGATGATAAAAAATCTAAAAATTTAATTGAAAAAATTAAAAACAAGGATTTTTGTAAATTACTCAACTTGTATTTACAAAAAAATGATAGAATCTTAAAATAAATCACAAATCCACAACTACTGTTTCAGTATCACCTTCAATTTCACATTGTGTCTCCTGTTCAACTTCAGTTTCAATTTGTGCCTCACATTGTAACATTAATGCATTGTGTATTTTTTTACTTAATGCCTTTCCTAATTTTCTTTTATTTGTTATTTGAATATTGGATAATAAATTTTCACCATCTATTACACTACAATTATTATATGTATTTATTAATTGATATAATGATTTGTACACCTCAGCAATTTTATCAGCTATTACCTTTGAAACACCACTTATCATCATTAATTGATTTACATATACAGATGAAGCATTGCTTTTTTTCTTCATTGTAACTGGTTTTATTTTTTGAAAATCAGAAACACCACCATTCTCATTTATTTTTTTATACAATAATAAAAGATATTCCAATGTATCTGCTTCTGAATCTGTTTTGAAAACATGGAATTTATGTTTTACTTGTAAATTAATAATACTTGATTTTATCGTTGACTTGCAAATACCACCAACCTTACCATTCTTACCTATATTACCCTCTATTATATAGATAATATCATTCTTTGTTTCAGATAAACGTTCCTTTTGATCTCTGAACCTACCATCTTTTATACTTCCAGCCAAATCACTTATACTTTTTCGTTCAATTATATAATAAATAGAGGATTCATCATCGTTTTTATATATGAAATCACCAAGAGGTAAGTTGGATATCTTATAATATAATTGTATATTGTTATATGTTACAGGTCCGTATATGGTGTCACCTGCAACTATAGTATTATTGTCAGATGGATTTATTAATTTCAACAGCTTTTGTTCTCTGTAATCAATATCAATGATTAACATATTTCTTAGTAAAGATTGTATAGTATATCAATGTTACATTATTTTTCACATTTAAACATAGTACTATTCTAATAAAAATAAGATTTTTTAATTCTAGGTTTATTACAATAACAAGTAAAAGTAATGAGTAGCACAGATACAAAAATACAAACACAAACTCCAAGTTCAGGTGCTATATTATTAGCCGATATCATCTATTACTTTCATATATTAATCGTATTATTTATCATTATAACACCATTTACAAATATGTTAAGTCTTTTAATACTTCATGTAACGTTTAGTATTTGTCTTTTACTACATTGGAAAGCAAACAGCAATGTGTGTAGTTTATCAATGTTAGAATCCTATTTAAGAGGTGTTGATAGAGAGAGTACTTTCTCACATCAATTTATCGCGCCTGTTTATGATATTTCATCATCTGACTGGTGTCATATTTCAACAATTCTAACACTTATTTTATTATTTATTTCATTATCAAAATTATTTAAAATATTTAACAGTGGTCAATTTAGTGAAAAATGGAAATTGTGTAAGGATATTTACAATGAAAAATACGACGATCCAGTTGATAAAATGATTGATTTATATAAATGCTTTGTTTTTAAATTGTTCATTTAATATCCAAAGTGTCGTAAAAATAAAAGTTTTTAATTCATATTCATAATAAATACAATATATACTATGAATATCAATTTTGAAGACGAATTTCTAAATAGCATTAATAATTTTAATGTAAAAGACAAATATTTAGATGAATATTTGAAAAATACAAGACATAATTTGTTGTTATTTAATACTTTAAATGATGAATATCAATTATTGCAAAATAATCATATAGTAGATGGTAATAAACATTTTTATCAATTCATTGATACTATTAAAAGAGATGCATTACAGTACAAAATAAAACAACTCATTTTAAAACAACGAAAGTTATATAATAATTTTACACATTACTACAAAACATCGGTAACTCAAAATAATACACCTGTATCTACATCTACACCTTCAATTAAATCACAACAAAAAACACGTGAACTAAAAATACCTAATACAATACAAATGATATCTAATATATTCAAATCAAGTGAGAAAAACGAATCTACAAATCATGTGACTCTATTTTCTCGTGATGTTCATCAAAACGACAATGACACTAAGAGTATACGAAGTACACGAAGTACACGAAGTGTAAGAAGTGTGAAAAGCGTAAGAAGTGACATCAGTGCAAATAGCGGTATTAGTATCAAAAGTAACACAAGTGAGGTTAGTAATGCAAGTTCAGATAGTAGTAATGGTAGTAGTAAGAAAAGCTATAAAATTAATAGACCTGATAAACCAGCTAATTCTGATTCAATTGTAGAACAGAAAAAACCTAAATTTACAAAATTCTTTGTTAAAAAACAATAATTAATCAGTCAGTCAGACATCA